ATTTTACGATTATGAGCAGTTCCGCGGCACTGTGTTCTAAAAACAACACCTTTAGCGGGATTGACATAAAATTCAATCCCTGCTATAATACATGCTTGTTCAATACAGGAGCAAATATGAAAGCCGCTAACTTTTTAACAAAGTACACAGGCCCAAAAGGCAAGCCTTTTTATTCTTCCTATGACAAGGTAAAAGCCACAGAAAAATGGGTAGAGTATGCACTGGACATTGTGGACATGAGCCGTATAATAATGTCTGCAGACTTTGACACTAAATGGCGACTAGCAGAAGCTCTGGAAGTGGCAGAACGCAAAAAGGCTTGGATGTACAAGCACAAAAATTTTGACGTTCGCCGCGCCGCCAAACTTTTTGACGCTGTAAAAAACTTGCCCAAAACTAAGTAAGGAATAATATGATCGCAACTAAACCCGTTAAACCGCTAAATCCACGCAGTGCAGATACCAATGCCATGGGCATGGAACCCACTTGGAAGGTCCAGCCCACAGACAATCGCATCAGTGCCTTTAGTCATGCATTCTCTTGGTACAATTACTTTTACGGTAAAAAAGATGCACGTGAGATGATTGTCAATTACCTAGAAACACATGGTCGCAAAGCAGATGTGCGTACACTCAAACGTATTCCAGACAGCTCGATCCGTCTGACCACAGGCTGGTTGTGCCGTATGAGCATGGTGGGACTGGAACTGACAGATCCGGAGCAGATTAAATTGGATAACTTGCTCAAAGAGATCCTAGAATCCAAGCAAGACGATGTAGTAGAAGAAACACCTGCAGAAGATGCAGTACCACGAATTACAATACAAGATCGACTGCGTGAAAAGGTGTCAGAATGTGCAGGCGAGATGGACGGCTTGTTTGATGAGTTTGTTACATCTGGTGCTAAACTCAACGCAGATTATAAACCCGTTGTGCTCATGCGTTCAATGAACATTGCTCCACAAATGGTCAATGACATCAAACAAATTTGGACACGCAAACTGTCAGAATTTGAAGAAGCAGTAGAAGGCAAGAACCCTGACTTGGTGCAGGGCTATAGTTTCTTGAGCAAAGTACAGTTAAAAAATTGCGTAAAGTTCTGTGAGCTTGTGATTTCCGACTGCGGTGCCTACGTGCAGATTAAAAAGGTTGAGCGTAAGCCTCGTGCAGTCAAGGCAGTGCCACCTGAGAAACGTGCCGCAAAGTTCAAGCATATTACAGAATTTGCAGAACTCAAACTCAAAGGTTTGCCGGCCGCAAGTTTGGTAGACAAAGCAGAAGCCTGGTTGTATGACACTAAAAAGCGTAAACTAATTCACCTTGTGGCTGACAGCCACACACAGGCATTTACTGTAAAGAGCAACTCCGTTATTGGATACAGTACAGTAGAGAGCCAGCAAAAAACTGTGCGCAAACCTGCAGATATCCTTAAAGCATTGGGAGCCGCTGGCAAGCCGGCCGCAAGGAAAATCTACAAGGACTTGACCACTACGGAAACGCCGTTTAACGGACGTGGCACAGAGAACCTGATCATCCTTAAATCCTGGTAAATAAAATGGAACGGAGTTCCATACCATGGCCATTGAAGAACAATCAAGCCTTAATACGCTAAAACAAAACCTTATTGAATATGTGCAGTTACAACTGGCTTCACAGATCGTTGATATTGAGCTAGATGCCGAGCATTATGAAGCCGCATATCAAAAAACAATTGGTGTGTATCGCCAACGTGCTCAAGGTGCGTATGAGGAAAGTTATACTTTCATGGAGTTGGTCAAGGATGTAACCATCTATACCTTGCCGCAAGAAACCATACAGGTTCGTCAGATTTTCCGTAGATCGTTTGGCGATTCAGCAGGGCCGTTTTCGTCAAATTTTGATCCGTTCTCTCAGGCCTCTATCAACGTTTATCTAATGAATTTTAACGTAGCAGGCGGCCTTGCCACTTATGACTTCTACAGCCAGTATGTTGAACTAGCCGCACGTATGTTTGGCGGCTACATGAACTTTACCTGGAATCCAGTCACTAAGAAATTACAGATTATCCGTGACCCAAAAGGCACTGGCGAAAATGTGTTGCTTTGGACCTACAATTTAAAACCCGAGTTTAACTTGCTGAGTGATTTTCAAATTAGTCAATGGATCCGTGATTACATGGTGGCCAATTGCAAAATGATCATTGGTGAAGCACGTGAGAAATTTGGTACTATTGCTGGCCCACAAGGTGGCGGTACACTAAACGGTGCCGCAATGAAATCAGAAGCCCAAGCCCAAATGGATGCACTCTTACTAGATCTCAAGAACTATGTGGATGGATCACAACCATTAAGTTGGGTAATTGGCTAAACTCTAGATTGCATATTATTCTGTTGTGTGTTATAATAAACACATGGCAGATTTAATGATTGACTTAGAAGGTTTGGGCACTGGGCCTGATACTACAATACTAACTATTGCGGCACAATCGTTTGACCCGTGCGGCACAGGTTACTATGAGCAGTCGTACTATGCTAGAGTAACACTAGAAAGCCAAGAAAACCGTTCCATCCAGCAAGGCACAATTGACTGGTGGGCTACACAACCTGCGGTTGTTCGAGATGAAGCATTCCACGAAGAAGGCCGCATACCCTTGGATCAAGCATTAGATGAATTGGGCAAGTTAATCTGGCACTCCAACAGAATCTGGGCACAAGGGCCAACCTATGACATGAACATCTTAGAGCATGCCTACAAAAGTTATGGCAAACCTATTCCTTGGCAATTTTATGCAGTAAGAGATAGCCGAACTGTGTTTAGTCTATGGCCTGGACAGCCAATTCCGCCTACTAGCCATCATGCGTTAGAAGACTGCCGCAGACAAATTGGCATGTTACAAAACACACTAAGACATCTTAATGTCCGGGAGTTAAAATGATCGTTGGAATATGTGGATTCATTGGTTCCGGTAAAGATACTGTTGCTGATTATTTGGTAAATTTTCACGAGTTTAGGCGTGAGAGTTTTGCCAACAGCTTAAAGGATGCAGTAGCACAGGTGTTTGGCTGGGATCGTGTCATGCTAGAAGGCCGTACAGCACAAGCCCGTGAATGGCGCGAACAGGTAGATCCGTGGTGGGCCGAACGACTAAACATGCCTGAACTCACACCGCGACTAATGCTACAGTTATGGGGCACAGAAGTGTGTCGTTTGGGTTTCCACGATGATATTTGGATTGCCAGTTTAGAAAACAAACTGCGTAACAGCCAGGATAATATTGTTATTAGTGACTGCCGTTTTCCCAACGAAATCAAATCTTTGCGAGCCGCCGGCGGCACTATAATCTGTGTTGAGCGTGGCATACAACCGCATTGGACTGCAATTGCTGCCAAAGCAAATCAAAGTGATACCAAAGCACAGGCCTGGCTACGGAAAGAAGGCATTCATGCCAGTGAAACGTCCTGGGTAGGCACTGACTTTGATTTTGTGTTGTACAACAATTCAACAATTGATTCGTTATACAAGCAAATACAGGCGGTTATAAATCAGGCAGCAAATCGCCCGGCTGCCAAGGCAAGTCAGACTTCTTGATCTCAATTGTGCAGTTTAAACACACTGTTTTTAAATTGTTAACGCTGGTATTGTGTAGATTGCCATCAACATGATACACCAGCATTTGTGCAGAGTATTTTGATTTAAAGCCACATCTATCACATGTGGCTTTTTTCTTATAGCCGGCTGATTGCCAACGAGCAACTGGCGGCTTTATACGACGTTGTTTTTTAATACAGTGTTCACATCGTGTTCTATAGTGCGGAACACCATCACGATAATAGTTAACAGCACATAATCTTTGATTACAGGCGGGGCATAAAGGTCTTTCCATGGTGTATTTAGTGGAAAAACCTTTGGCAAAGGGCGTAATGATTGTGTTTTTTACGTCTAGGTGCTAAATATTAGCAACTTAGAAAAAGGATTTAACCATGGCATTAGTATCCCCAGGCGTAGAAGTAACGATTATCGACGAAAGTCAATATATCCCTGCAGCCACCAATTCAGTACCATACATTTTAATAGCAACGGCACAGAACAAAACCAGTGCCGCTGGAGTTGGCGTTGCACCAGGAACACTGGCAGCAAATGCTAATCGTGTTTATTTAATGACCAGTCAGCGAGATTTGGCTGCTACTTTTGGCAATCCATTCTTCTACAAGACCACTGCTGGCACACCAATCAACGGTTACGAACTAAACGAATACGGCTTGTTGGCAGCGTACTCTGCACTTGGCGTAACTAATCGTGCATACGTTCAACGAGTTGACATTGATCTAACAGAACTAACAGCATCGCTAACACGCCCATTGGGTGCACCAAACAACAATACCTATTGGTTTGATACTACAAACACCGAGTGGGGGATCTTCCAATGGAATATCACAACCGGTCAGTTTACTGTTCAAACTCCTATTGTAATTACAAATACTACACAATTAGAAACTGGCAGCACAGTTCCATTGCAAACAGTTGGTAGTATCGGTAACTATGCTGTTACTGCAACTAGTACATTCAATCCAGGATATTACAAACGTGGTGGGCCTACATCGGCACAAACAAGTGCTACTGCATTGTCAGATTTGTACAACACTTGGGTATTGCTCGGCAGTGACGATTGGAAAACTTCTTATCCAACAATTACAGGTACATTGTCCCCAACTACATTAACAGCAAATCAAACTTTTACAGTTAATGGCGTGGTAATCACAGTACCTGTTGCTCCTAACAATACAGTAGACGGTATTTCTACTGCTATTAACGATGCAAGCATTAATGGTGTATATGCTGCCAACATTGGCGGCAAACTATACATTTACGCTGATTCAACAGCTACAAATGACGGTAGTACAGGCAATGGGGGTGTTGTTTCTATTGCTCAAGTATCTGGTACTACACTGACTACGTTAGGTATTACTGCTAATGAATATTATGCTCCTGCTTACCAAGTAAGCCCAAGTTACACAGTTCCACGTTGGGGTTCAACTCAAACACAACCAGCACCAACTGGTAGTGTATGGCAAAAGATTTCTGATGTAAATCAAGGTACTCAATTAGTTGTTAAGAAGTATAGTTCTATTTTGGGCGCATTTGTTGCACAAGCCTGCCCGGTATATCTTAACGAAACTCAAGAGTTATATGCGGCCGATCCAAGTGGCGGAGGAAAAAATATTCCAGCCGGATCTACATATGCTCAAGCAAATGTATTATATAATAACACATCAAGTTTTACAATCTTTGAAAGATATGCCACTGGTGCAACAGAAATCACAGGCGATGATAATACTCCGGGCCCGTTTGTTTCTGGTAATCAATTTACAATACAAGCAACGCAACCTGGTACTGCTGTACTGACAAACGTTACTGTTGAATTATTGGGAACTACAGTTGAGGACTTTATTGCCGCAGTTAGTTCTGCTAATATTCCATACGTTAGTGCCACTCTCAACAGTGCAGGTGCTGTTGTGTTTACACACCAAGCAGGCGGCACAATAGCATTGTTTGAAGTAACTGGTACACCTGTTGCCACAGCCGGATTTAATACTAGTGTAACTGGAGTAAGAAATCATTATGAAGATGGCCAAGTAACCGGATTAATTTTAAGTAACTGGGTTACCACTCCTACATTTACATACACAGCCAGTGATGCCGCTCCGGATCAAGATCCAGCAGATGGTCGTCTATGGTACTATAGTGCAACTGATCAAGTTGACATTATGATCCAAGACAACGGAACATGGCAAGGTTACCAGAATGTAACAAATGATATTCGTGGTTACAATTTGAGTGAAACCAATGCTACTGGTCCAATTATCAGTGCCACAGCACCTACTACACAGACTAACACAGCAGAGTCACCATTGGTTTACGGTGACTTGTGGATTGACACAAGCGACTTAGAAAACTATCCTAAGATTTATCGCTGGCAGCCAGTTAGTGGTGTTGATCAGTGGGTAGCAATCGATAACACTGACCAAACTACAGAAAATGGTGTACTATTTGCTGATGCACGTTGGGCACCAAACGGTAGCACAGATCCTATTACAGCACCGTTGCCAACTATTACTAGTTTGTTAACAAGTGATTACTTAGACTTAGATGCTCCGCAGTCTACACTATATCCACAGGGCATGTTGTTGTTCAATACACGTCGTTCTGGATTCAACGTCAAGAGCTTCCAGGTCGATTACTTCAACGGCGAAACATTTCCAGATCAATCGTTACCACCAGTGACAAATGCATGGGTAACAGCAAGCGGTTTGAAAGCCAATGGCGCTCCGTACATGGGACGTCAAGCACAACGTGCTATGATTGTTGCTGCTTTGAAGTCTGGCATTGACACAAATACAGACATTCGTGAAGAACAACGTCAGTTCAACTTGCTGGCAACTCCTGCATACCCAGAATTAATGCCAAACATGATTGCACTCAACAACGAGCGCAACAACACAGGCTTTGTCATTGGTGATACACCGCTACGTTTAGATCCACAAGACATCTTGACTTGGGCTTCTAACAACAACGGCCTAGGACTTGATACCGGCGACGGCTTGACAGTAGGCAACCAATACATGGGCGTGTTCTACCCAAGCTGCCAGACAACTGACCTGAGTGGTAGCCCAGTGGTAACAGCACCAAGTCACATGATGATCCGCACAATTATTCGCAGTGACGAAGTGTCATTCCCCTGGTTTGCTCCAGCCGGAACACGACGCGGTGTAATTGACAATGCTGTACAACTGGGTTATGTTAACGCCAGTACAGGCGAATTTGTATCGCTAGGTGTACGCCAAGGCCTGCGTGATGTATTGTACGAAAACGCAATCAACCCAATTACGTTTATTCCTGGTGTTGGTATTACTAACTTTGGTAATAAAACAACAACAAGTAATACAACCGCAATGGACCGTATTAACGTAGCACGTTTGGTTGCATTTATCCGTGGACGTTTGGACATTATTGGTAAGCAATTCTTGTTTGAGCCAAACGATCAAATTACACGTAATCAGATTAAGAACGCAATTGATGGTCTAATGATTGACTTGGTTGCTAAACGTGGTATCTATGACTATCTAGTAGTGTGCGATGCATCAAACAACACTCCTGCACGTATAGATCGTAACGAATTATATGTTGATATTGCTATTGAGCCAGTTAAGGCAGTTGAGTTTATCTACATTCCAGTTCGTATTAAGAACACCGGAGAAATTGCTGCCGGAGGCTAATAAAATAGGAGCCGACGCTCCTATTTTTAGTCATGTATAGATAACATAAATAACAGTAACAGAGGATAAAAATTATGCCATCAGCATCGTTAAACAAAATGACAGTACCCTTGGCAAGCGACGCAAGCCAAGGCAGTACAGGTATATTAATGCCAAAATTAAAATATCGCTTCCGAGTGATATTTGAAAATTTTGGTATTCAAGGCGCACCAGTAACTGAAATGACCAAACAGGTTATTGATTTTACACGCCCAACAGTGACATTTGAAAATATTGACATTCCAATTTACAACTCCACTCTTAAGATGGCTGGCAAGCACTCATGGGGTGATGTAACTTGTAACTTGCGTGATGATGCAGGTGCTAATGTACAAAGCCTTGTTGGATCACAATTGCAGAAACAGTTGGACTTCTTTGAAATGGCATCAGCAGCCGCAGGTGCAGACTATAAGTTCACAACCAAGTTTGAAGTGCTTGATGGCGGCAACGGTGCAGTTGCTCCAACAGTTCTTGAATCATGGGAATTGTATGGTTGCTACTTGAAAGAAGTAAATTATGGCGATGCCAACTATGCAGAGTCAGCGGCAATGACCATTGCTTTAAGTATTACCTTTGACAATGCTAACCAAGTGGTTGGCGGCGGTGTTGGAGAAACAGGTACTATCCTTGGTACCACACTAGGCACAGTAACCGGCTTAGGTGGCACACAAGGCGCCTAAGTAGTCTAATGAGTTTTGGACAAGACTTTCTAAAAGGTTTTATTGGCGACAACGGGTTAAGAGATTATACCCACGCCAGTAAAACCTTTCGTACGAATGGATACGAACTTGCACCACGCTTCAAGTTCAATTTCCACACATTCTTTAATTTAAATTCCGGAGCAATACCGTTCTTGCAAGCCATGGTTGGCAACGGTGATGCTGCCAGCATTGGCCTGTCAGTTAAGACTATTGACTTGCCCAGTTATCAGATTTCAGTTGACACAATGAATCAGTACAATCGCAAGCGATTGGTACAGAGTAAAATTGAATATCAACCTGTTACCATTACGTTCAACGACGACGGCGGCGATTTAATTCGCAACTTGTGGTATAACTATTTTGCGTACTATTACAAAGACCCAACACAACAGTATGACGGTGTGCCTAACACTTCAGGAACATCTGGCAGTTTACAAACAACACCAACTGGATTTGGTTACAACACACGAGACACCTACAGCAACGATAGATTTGTAAACGATTGGGGGTATGTAGGTGAAAGTTATTCAGATGGAACATTTGCTCCAGAAGGTAAACCACCGTTCTTCCGTGACATTAAAATTTACGGACTCAATCAGCACAAATTTGCTGCCTATGTGTTAGTGAATCCAATGATTACAGATTGGAAACACGATACCTATGACTACAGCCAAGGTGGTGGTGTTATGACACATACTGTGACTATCAAGTATGAAACTGTAAAATATTACTCTGGTGCCATTGGCAGAGAGCGACCAGATACCAATGTTGTTGGGTTTGGTGATCCTAACCGTTACGATCAGATACTGAGTTCAATATCACGTCCTGGCAGCCAATCAACTGTGCTGGGCCAAGGCGGATTATTAGACGCTGGCGTAGGCATCTACGAAGACTTGACTGCATTGATGTCGGGTCGCGGCAGTCTTGCCAATGTGATTGGTGGTGTACAAAAAGCACTGAATGTAAATCAAACCCTGAAGCGGACACCACTCAGCAATATCATACGCAATGATGCAAACACTGTCAAACAAGATGTGTTACGAAACAGTTTACCTGGCCAAGTGCGCAATGTGATGAACTCTCCTGTTGGCATGGTATTTCCTAAACAACCGCCACCTAGAACATGAACTCAGTTAATAATCCCAATTACAATATAGATCTTACCGTAAGAGTTTTTGATGAATTTTACGGATATGAGCAGTTTGTTGACAGCAATGAGTGGGACGCAGTTTTTAGTTACTTCAAGTCAATATATACCACAGTATCAGCCGCATCCAACTTTGCCACAGCACTGTTCAGAGTTGCTAACGAGCAAAGCATACCTGCGCTGACATTGTTGCAACAGATGCAAACAGCTACCAGTACCGCAGAACTAAATTTGACTCTTGCATACTATCTTAATGACCAGCGTAGCAACAGCACTTTGCTTGGCGTGTCACAACCTGTGCAGCCAAACTACTATGCCGCACGAAATGTCAAGGCATGAGTAAGTTTGCACAAGGACCTTACACTGTAATAAATCCTACCAAGTACGTGGGCAAGGGTACGCCACGTTACAGATCCGGATGGGAGTTGAGCTTTATGCGATTCCTAGACAGCAACGACAATGTAATGCAGTGGGCCAGCGAAAGTATACAAATTCCCTATCGCAATCCTATTACTGGCAAACAAAGCATCTATGTGCCGGATTTTTTAATTACATACAGAACACGCCAAAACACACTGGTTGCAGAAGTAATTGAAATCAAACCCAAAAAACAAAGTATCATTGAGAGCAAAATGAGCAACAGAGACCGCATGGTGGTGGCTGTCAACTACGCTAAATGGGATTCTGCAACCAAATGGTGCAAACGCAACGGCTTGAAATTTCGTGTAATCACCGAAGAAGACATGTTCCGTAACGGCGGAAAATAAGCCGCACTATACCGCAAAAGCGGTAAATATGGTATGACCAAAAAATTAGAAGAACTTTTTGACCTACCGCCTAGCACCGTCAACACAGACGATTCCGTGCCGGATATTGCCACTACGCAGTATGCTATAACTGAAATTGACAATGCCATTGACAAGATCGACGCTGCCTTGCCCGGTGTGCGTGATCTTGAAGCAAGTGATGGCGACATGGACGAACTGGCACAAAAAGCCACAGAAACCTTTGATGACTTAATGGACCTTGGCATGCAAGTTGACAGCCGCTATGCCAGTGAAATCTTTGCAGTGGCCGGTGCCATGCTGGGACATGCACTCACTGCCAAAACAGCCAAGATGAACAAGAAACTCAAAATGATTCAGTTGCAGTTACAAAAAGCCAAACTGGATCTCGACCGGGAAAAACGTGCAGGCGACACTGAAGATGAATCTGTAGAAACTGCCGAAGGTCAAGTGCTGAGTCGCAACGATTTATTGGATCGACTAATTGGCACAAGAGATCAAAAGAATAAACAAGCATAAATATCATATAGGGATTGATTATGAAACATTTTAAAGAATACTTGTCAGAAAACGAAAGAGTATACAACTACCGCATTAAAATCGTGGGTGATACTCCTCGGGATTTAGTCAAAGCACTTGAAGAAAAACTTCGTCAGTTTGATGTTGTTAAAATCACAGCGCCAAAGACATCGCCAGTTCAGGCCAAGCCAGCAGATTTTCCTGCGTTTGATAACCATAGTGTAACACACATGGATGTTGAATTCCGCTATCCTGCAATTGAGCCACAGATTCAACAAATTGTACAAATGTTGGGCATTGATCCAAATCGTGTGCGTATGTTGACTGTGCCGTATGAAGACAGCAATGCCAAGTTAACTGCTGACATTGAGAAACAAAACAAAGACCTGTTGAACTCTCCATACCCTGCTCCAGATGCAGAGCAAAAGGCCTTGTACAAAGACTACTCTGCTCCATACGACGAACATGCAGTGTTGAAAAACACATATCGCAGTGAGTTCACAGTGGCCGGCGGCAAAACACCTCCTGCTGTTACTACAAACAGTTTACCAATGGGTGACAAGAGCCCAATGACCAACGTTAAGCGTCCGCCCAAGCCAGCGACAGGCTATAACCCAAAAGGATAATAAAATGAGTTTTTTCCACAACCTAAACAAAACATTAGACAGCATCGCTGCTAAACCAGAAGCCGCGCAACTAAATGAGCGTGACGAAGGCAAGCCAGGCAAGAACTTTGAGAAGATTGCTAAAGGTGCAGAAGAGCGTTATGGCTCAAAAGAAGCAGGCGAACGTGTAGCCGGTGCTGTACGTGCCAAGTTGGCCAAGGCCGGCAAGTTAGAAGAACAAGACATGGACGAAAGTGCATTCCAGGCTGCTATTGGTAAAAAGAAATACGGTGACGAAGGTATGAAAGCCTTGCAAAAAGCCGGCCGTGAGCATGCCAGTGACAAGACCATGAGTAATATTCGTAACAAGTATGACAAGTACGACGAAAGCATGGACGAAGGTCTAGGTGATGTTGTCAAGAAAGTTGGCGGCATGGCCAAGAAAGCCGGCGCCGCAGTGTTAAACAAAGTTGGCCACGGCGACGACGTAGACATGATCCGTGATCTACAAAAGAAAATGGGCATGCCACAGACAGGCAAGAAGCCAGAACAAAAAACAGACGAAGCAGCCAAGTATCGTGATCCCAAGTACAAAGACAAATTGTACACACAAGAACCACCAGACTACACGTACGGCCCTGATATGGATGATGCCTACTATAATCCAAAACCCGATGACTATGCTGGCAGAAAACGCAAAATAGGTGGCAGCGAATTCGATCACAACGATCCTTTACGAAAAGGACAAGGCATTGGCCGTAGCGGTATCAAGCATAGCATACTAGATCGTGGACCAAGAAAAGGTCTTCCATCAAGAGATCAAATCACCAGCCTCAAGGGCAGTATTAAATCTGCAAAAGGAACACATGCAGAACCCAACTTGCCTGAAGCCGGAGCCCCACTGACCGCCAAGCAAAAATCATTTGCCGCACTTGCTGAGCCCAAAGACAAAATCACTTTTGCCGATAAGATTGCCGGTGCCAAGAAAGAAGTTGACGAAATGTTAGGCGACGTTGCAGCCGAAGCCATGCGTAATGCATTGGGCGGGCGCCAACAGGTTGCTGACGAAGGCAATGCGTTTACCGGCGCTTTGGCCAAGACACCAAAGGGCGGCAAGTTCAAGGTAGGCGGTAAAGAATTTACAGACACCAGCGGCATTGACGAAACACGCGATGATGACGATGATGTTTATGCTTATCAAGATCCTGCCAAAGCAAAAACACACAAAACTGCATCTGGCGGTACAGTAACACGTCATGGTGGTGTAACTCGTCACCAGGCAGCCCCTGGCCACTACGGCGGATATGATCCAGAAACTGATCCAGACAAAGACGACGACAAGCCTGGCACACCTGCTGGCGAAAAGCGTGGACGTGGTCGTCCAAAAGGCGCACCAAAAGGCCCAGAGCGTGTAACTGCCAAAGCGTACAAGCACAAAGGTGGTCGCAAGACTAACGAAGGTTCTGACTACGGCCAAGCACAACAAATTTATGACGAACTAGCAGACATTCGTGCAGTTGCAAAACAAGCACAAGGCGGCGGCCAACTTCCTCAAGGCTTTGCAAGTCGTTTAGAAAATAGTTTGTGGGCCGCAATGTCATTGATTAAAAATCAACAAGGTGACGGAGCTCAAGTCAGGGAAGAAGAAAAAACAACTACTCGTGACAACCATGCAGAAAAAGCCGGCCGTAAAGTTACCAAGGACATTGAGTACGACGAAAAGAAAAAAGATGGTATCCATGGTAAAAAGCGTGGTGCCGAAGATGACAAGGCCGAAAAAGCCGGCAAGCGAGTAGCCAAGGACATCGAGTACGACGAAAAGAAAGACGAAGTCAAAAAAGACGAGCCTAAGAAGTCCAAAAGCAAGTTCAAGTTTGGCGGCAGTGTTTACGAAGCACTAGATGCACAACTGGAAACACTGATCACTGAAGGCATGAGTGTTACTGTTAACATGAGCAAAGGCTCAGAAGACGGTCACCCTGGCAACAAAAGCATCACTGTCAACGCCGACGGCGAAGATGCAGAACGTCTAGCAGAACTATTAAAGATGGCTGGTGTAAGTCAACACGAAGAAACATGTTCATCATGCGGATCATCACCCTGCGGTTGCGATATGATTGACGAAAACAATCCAAACTGGCCCACTGACACTGAAACCAGCGACAACGCACTGCAATACTCAGGTGGGCTAAATGGTCCCAAGTCCACAGGTCAATCCACTGTGCCAGTACTGGCAAGTCAACTGCGTAGACAAGTCAGTATGGAAGAAAGTGCAAAAGTTGAGCAGAACTTGTTGAACTTATATAAAACATTTGGAAAGTAAACCATGGCTATTCAAGTAATCAACACCGCAGGCAACATTGTGTGGACCACAGACAAAGCATCTATTGCTGCCAACAGCACAGATGTCACATACCAAGTGTTTGCAACAGCATTGGGCACAGCAGATGCTGTTGGTAACTTATATGCCAACGTGGTTGCTGTTCCAAATGGTACTGTACAAGAAATTTATGTTGGTGCCGGCAATCGATTAATCCTTGCCGGCAGTAACGTAACCGCAACAGCATTGGGCACGGCAAGTTCCGCACAGTCAAGTGTTTACAACGCCGCAGGAACCTAAACATGCGAGCGCAAGAGTTTCTCGTTGAGAAACACTCCGGCAAGATTGGCAAACGAAGAAGCCAAGCCACAGTTGGACTCAACAAGTTTAGAGACGTAGATCTAGCCGATCGAGTCTATGAACTCAATCGAGTCATGATGGCTGCCGCTGCCACTGACGGTACATTTGTTCCAGACATGGATCATGAATCCTGGGCAGGACGTTACAACGTGGCCATGCCCTACACTGACACTGAACAACGCATGTTGGAAAAAGCATTCCAGGCAGTGGGATCAGACTACGAAGATCTCAACCATGGTGACTTGCGCAGTCAAGAACTTGAATCAACCAACACTGCAAGTCCTGTACGAGGATTTAAAGGGTATCCAAGATGAGAGCCCGTGAATTTATTGTTGAACAACAGAGTCTACCACCGGAAACCAAAGAGCCCCTGCGTTACACATATACCTTGCCTGGTCTGAGTTCGTCTGATCCGTACAAAACATATAGAATGGGCGTGGCAGTTGCACGAGCACGTAGTGACTACAGAAAAGACGATGTGAATCCATTCATGCCCGAATGGTCAGCCGAAACAACTTTTGGCGAACATGCAGTTGTGGCAGGTATGAACGCTGGCATAGCACAAATTATTGATCAAGCGTTGGCAATGACAAACACACCCGGCGGTAAGCGATTAGTATCTACACCTGACAGCGACGAACCTTCTTTTGTAGTTACACAAAGCCCTGTTAAGCCGTTCAAGGGTTATTAAACTTATAACTAAATACTTTAACTAGGAATTTAAAGATAGCATGGCAAATCCACCACCACCATACGACAACATCACAGGCATAAGCCGTGCTGTGATGAAAGACAACGCACAAGAAACCATTGGCGATTACAATGGTGTTGCTCGCCCAAGTGAATTAGTAGTCAACCAACTCACACAAGATATCTATGTAGGCAACGTCAATGGAAATCTAAATTTGGTCGCATACGGATCTGGTGTTACCAGCACCACAA